GAATCAATTCCTACGTCATCACATTTTATTTTGAATACATCTAATGTTGCAGTCTTTTTGTATTTTTGATGATGCGTTAAAATTTCGTCAACAATCCATTTATGTGCTTCACTTTCCCAATACTCTGTTTCAATGATATCATGCGTTCTGTCCAAGAACTTTTTATCATCAATTAAAGCACGAATTGTTTTACTTTGAAATGCAGTCCCAAACTTTTGTAAGGTATCTACATTATTATTATTAGTCTCCGTCATATTTAATAAACTTTATCAGATGATTCTAAATGAATCAAGTCTATTTATAAAAAAACTATGAATTACTTGTAATTGCATAGTTGTTCAAAACGGTCCAAGTTTCCATAAGCCAGTTATGGTGATTGGGAAACGCAGCCCATAGTTGATCTTCTGCAAACTTTTTACTAAATTCAAATTTATTAAGTTCAGTTACGGGAGAATCTACATGATCAAATATTTTCGTTTGCATACTTGCAGGAAGAATACTATCAACCAATTGCATTAAATCATAATTTCGTTTTAGCAATTGTTGATTGTCTTCTTTTAGAAAATTTTTATACAAAGGCATTTGCGTTTGTTTGTCTTCACAAATTTTTATTAAATCGTCTGTTTTTAGTTTTAAGTTGTTTGCAAGTTCAGGAAATGCAGTTTTGAGTTTTTTTTCACCAACACCTTTTATTCCATTTATGTTATCACCCCTATCTCCATCAATGGTTCTATACAATAAAAAATTATTGGGGTGTATTCCGTACTCATGTGATACTTTTTCAGGTGTATACACAGTTCGTTTAGTTGGACTATAAACAGTTACATCTTCATCTACTAACTGAAGAAAATCTTTATCTGTGCTCATTATAGTACACTTCTTACCAAGTCCACTGAAATACGATCTTGCTAATAACGCCATAACATCGTCTGCCTCTACGTTATCCATGCATATAGTAGTAACAGGAAGCATATTCAAGTATTGTATCAACTTAACTATTTGATACTTCATTGAACTCGATTCTTCGGTTTGATCTAAGTCTAAACTCAACGCACGATTTACACGAAACCGAACATTCTTTTTCATTTTATAGTCAGGAAATAGTTTTCTTCTACGAGCAGATCCACCCTTTCCGTCAAATACAACAATACACCGTGTAGGCTTTCTGAGTCGTATTGCGTGTCCTATGCTTTTTAGAAATCCGGTGTACCCACCAATATGATCACCATTATCATTTGTGGTCGGATACATACTCCAAACACGCATAAATGTGTTCATTCCATCTATTAAAAGGGCATCGGAGTTTATAGTACGTTCTGCATCTAACTCAGCTTTTTGCTCTTCTGAAAACTCTTGAAATAAACTAAATATTTTATTGTTACTCATTGGATACAGATGCTAATTCTGTTTCTTCGATTTCAGCATTGTCGGTAAACTCTACATCTTCGTCTATGACACTATTTGCTGATTCGTATTCCATAATAAGATTGTCACATATATGTTGATATAATTCTTCTTTTAATTCTACATCTTTTAACATTTCAGGAAATTCTTTTGCCATAAACTTATAGTCTTTTCCTTTGGAATCTGTAAATGAATAATACGCACCACCCTGTTTCAAGATTTTGTGAGTTTTTAAAGTTGTTATCCAACTTCCGATATCATCTACCCCACGATTAAAATAAATTTCAAATGATGCTTTTCGTTGAGGAGGACCCATTCTGTTTTTTACAATGGTTGCTTCACATTTACCACCGACAACTTCAGTAGTCGCACCTTTTTTAATTTGACCCATACTTTTAAGACGAATGCGAACACTTGCGTGAAACGCAAGTGCTTTACCACCACTGGTTGTCCACGGATCACCAAACATAACTCCCATCTTTTGACGAAGTTGGTTAGTGAATACCAATGCGATTTTTTGTCTTCCAATTGTTGAAGTCAACTTACGCATTGCTTTACTAATTAAAATTGCTTTGGTGGTTGCATAACCATCCTTTGCGTAATCGGCTGCCATCTCAATTTTAGTTGATGCAGCTGACACACTATCTGTTACAATCGTTACGAGTTTATCTTTGTTGCTTTTACGTACTGTTGCGATGATGTTATCAATCGTTGCAAAAATGTCTTCTACTGTATCTACGTGAACATACAATAACTTCTCTGTGTCAACTCCAATTGCTTTTAGATACTCAATAGATACACTGGTCTCGGTATCTATTAATACCGCAACACCCCCTTTCTTTTGAGTTTCCGCAAGAATGTGTCCTGAAATTAAACTTTTACCACTTTGTTCAAGTCCGGTGAGTTCTGTGATTCGTCCTGTTGGAATTCCACCATTGGGACGGTTTGAAATGGCAAGATCAAGAACACTACTTCCTGTCGGAATCCAATCTGAAATTAATGAAGGATCGTCACCTTCACTTAAAAAGAAAGCAACTTTGCCTTCATCTTTATATGCAGTATTTAAACTATCTGCAAGTACACTTGCTAAATCATCAGTTTTGCTTGTTGATTTTACTTCTTTTTTCTTTGCCATATTTTATAATTTCTATTTTATGAACTTGTGTGGTGAGGGAATTGCCCTCACCACACTTACAGTTCTAGTTACGTCTTTAAGACTTAAACAACTCTTCAAAAGCAGCCTCTACATCTTCGGTAGAAGTTGCATTTGGTTTGCTTTGTTCGGAAGTTGCACTTGCAACTTTTGGTTGCTTCACTTCTGTCTGTGTTTCTTCAACAACAACTTCATCGGATGATACCGATTCAGCAGGAGGAGCATCTTCTTCAGATTCTCCACTCACCCACTTTTCAAGTGCTTCTTTCAAATCATCGTAACCAAGTTCTTGGTAGATTTCAGTAATTTCTGCTTGATTGTTAGCAACTCCTTCAGCAATATTTTTGTTGTCGGATACAGGTGATGTGTTGGGTTTAACACGAATGTTTGTTTTTGGAAATGAACGACCGGCCTCTTCAGCAGAAAGAAATTCAATTGTAATGTCTCTTCCGTTAGTCGGATCGGTAATGTCTCCATAATCGGGGTCTGCGATGACACCTAGTAGTTCTTGGTAAACCTCTTTACCAAATCCCCAAAAACGAACTCCTTCTGCTTCTTCACCACGAACGACAACAGGAACGAAAGTTCTCATTTTTGGCATCAAGGAACGTCCCATACGATAATCATCTTTATCTCCACTACGAGTCAACTTTTCTGCAAACTCTACGATTGGATCAGGACGACCAAACGACTTAGGAGAAAGATAAGTCCGGTTGTTGATTCCGTAGTGGAAAAACAACTCGATAAACGGATTATCTGGTTGATGCTTGTAAGGCACGATACGAACCTGTTGTTTACCCGGTTGGGGTTTCCATTGATAATTCTTACGATTGTTACTCTGAGAGAGATTTGTAAGTTTTGCTTTGATTTTGTCTAGGTCAATTGCCATTTTTTTATTCCTTAGTTTTTATTGTTTTTATTGTTTAATAATATTCTTAATATAATACTACTCTACGTGACATTCGTCAATAAGAATTATATTTATTAAGATTTTTTTCCGCCATTTTCAACGAAATCGTAAAATTCAGATGCAGTTGTCAAAACATCCTGCGTAGTTGGAAGTGGTGGAATTTCGTATAGAATTTTCTCAAATGTAGCATTATCTTTTGCTTCATTGTTTTCTATATGCCAAGAGTCCCAAACCATCTCTTTTGCGTTTTTTAATACTTCCAATCGAATGCCGTAGGCATCGTATTTTTTATTTTCATTATTCATTTTTTAATTATTATTTAGTCAATTTTAATTACTATATATAAATATATTATACTTGAATTTTATGTCAGTTTCAAGACAAAAAAATCAACTATTTTTTGCTCAATCGTTCGTTGCAAATTCGCACGGCATCGGCATTGATATCACATCCTATAAAGTTACGATTCAAAGACTTGGCAACTGCAAATGTAGTACCACTTCCACAATAAAAATCTGCAACTACATCATTTTCATTGCTACTTGCTTTGATTATTCTTTCTAAAATCTTAGGATGTTTTTCACTATAATAATCGGTTGCTTTTTTAACTTTTAATCCCGATGGAATATCATCCCAGACATTTGTAGGTATCGTTCCAACTTTTAATTTTTCTTCAGTTATATTTGGTCTATCTTGCTTCTTGCTGATAACTGACTTGTATGGAACTCTTATATCAAGGTCATTAAAAACAAATTCATCGGACTTTGTATACACTATAATGTAATCATGTTTTTTTGCAAACTCCCGTTTACCCCTCCCACCAATATTAAATTTTACTACAATCTGATTTCTGAAATTTTCGTACCCGAATACATTATCCATTAAAACTCGTATCCAGTGAACTATACGCAAATCCATCTGTAGATAAATTGTTCCGTTGGATGTTAGCACTCGTTTCATTTCGTATAAACGAGGAATGTAGTGATCATCTATTACGTGACGATCCGCAGGTAGATCTTGGTAGTCTTTAAACTTTTTTCCTGTTCCATATAAAATGTCACAATAAATTAAATTTATAGACTCAGTATCTAATCTACCAAGTAACTCTAAATTATCTAAATGATGTATTTGATTTGTGTTTGGATTCACCGATCAAACTTTACCACCCTCGTAACGTTTCATTTCTCCGTTATTGTAACGATAACGAACTTCTACTTCAATCGTTTCTTTTTCTTTACCATAACCCTCAGTTTCTACGTCGTATGTAAGAATATTAATTGGTTTTTTGATAATTTCGTGCAAATATGCCATAGTACCTGTTGCGTATTTGATATCTAATGGTCTTCCGTCAAAATCATGTCTGAGTAAAATTTCTGTATTTTGATATTTCATATTCTCCATGTAAATAACAGGTCTTCCCATATTAACATGACGTTCAACTAACTTTTCTTTTATCTTTTTATGATCTTTACTTACAACTACATATTTGTTGGTTGATTTATCAAGTGCATATTCAAAGTATTCATACTTTTCGCAAAAATCACGTGTAAAAAATTCATTAAGAAATGTTACATCATTATACAGTTCACGAACTTCAAAAAGTTTTTCACGACCAAGACCGAGGTGTTTATTCCAATATCTTTTTTCGTCTCCGTTGTCGCAATTTTCATATTCTTTACCAAACTTTCCTTTGTTCCAACGGTCTTCGATGTCACGCAATAAAGTATTTCCAAGTTTATATGGATTGTTCATATTGTATTTTCCACCAAGAACTCCTGCGTGGTGTT